CAATTACAGGAACTGAAAAAGTAATAGTAAATCAAAATGCAGTTACATCAATAACAACTGTTAATGCTATTGTTGGTTATACAACTGCAACAGGTGCAACAGGATCGTTTACTACCGCTAACGGCAAAACAGTTACCGTAGTTAAAGGACTTATAACATCAATTGTATAATGGCCCGCACAGTAGCACAAATCAAACAATCAATGTTGGATGCAAAGAATGCAGACCCAACATTGTCGGCATTGACCTCAACAAGTCAAACTGCTAAATGGAATCTATATTATTTTATTGTAGCAAGTTGCATAGCTATTTTTGAGCAGTTGCAAGATTTATTTAAAACAGATTTAGAAGCCATCGCAAGCACAGCAGCACCAAGCACACCGCAATGGACACGCAACAAGGTTTTAAAGTATCAAAAAGGCGATGTTGCTCAATTGAACACAACAACATTTACTGTTGAATACCCAACTATTAACACTGCTAATCAAATATTGACAAGGTGTGCAGTAATAACTGCGCCAAACAGAACGGTGTTAATTAAGGTTGCTAAATCAGACCCACCTGTGCCAGTTTCAGTTGGTGAATTAGCCGAGCTTCAAAGTTACATCGAAACATTTAATCCTGCGGGCATTGCATTTACATTAATTAATGAGAATAGCGATAAGATGGAAGTGGCAGCAACTATCTACTACAACGGTCAATATTCAGCAGTAATAAGCACAAATGTAGTAGCAGCATTAAACAATTATATGGCTACATTACCATTTAACGGTGTTATAAGCACACAAGCAGTTGTTGATGCTATACAAGCGGTTGATGGTGTTAATTCGGTATCGTTGACACGTATATTAGTAAGAAAACATACGGTTGCTTATGGCGCAGGTGTAACATTGTATAATTTAGCAACTGGTGTTGATAGTGTGCAATATCAAACTATTGCGGGCTATGTAGCACAAGAAACAACTGCAACACATACATTTGCAGATACACTATCTTATATTGTACAATAATGAGTAGCATCATAAACACCGATACATTCGCAGTCAACTTCTTGCCACCAAAGAAGCGGCTGCCGATTTACAAATCTTGGACTAAAACACTTGTAAAACCATTGCAAGTGCTATACAACACAATGTTTGGCACGTTTAAAGATGGGAATGCAGCGGCATTGTATAGCGGTGCAACTGCTTACGCGGTAGGTAACCAAGTGAAATACACAGACAAAGCAGTGTATCAATGTTGGGTAGCAAGCACTGGTAATTTGCCAACAAACACAAACTATTGGTTTAAGATACAAGACAAGTTTGTAGGCATTGAGCCGCGTTGCAAGTACAATGCACAGCACTTCTTATTTGAATACGCATTAAATGAGTGGTTTGGAACTACATTTGTAAATGTGCCGGGTAGTAGTGATATATGGATAGGCCCGGGCAGTCCAAGTGATGTTGTGCTTTACGTTGGATTTACAGAGGTGAATAGTTCATTAATAGTTTATGGCAATGGCGAAGCACAAACATTTATACAAGCTATAAACATTGCAAACACAGGTGATGAATTTACTATTAATGTACCTATTGGGGTGGCAAATGCGTTAACAATACCACCTGCAACAGATATTGCACCAAATATTAGCACAAACAATGAAAAAATAATAAGGCAAATAGCCAACCTGTATAACTATGCAGGCATAACTTACGATGTAATAACATATTAAAATGAAAAAAGTAAAATTCACAGACATTTCAAGTACAAGTGCAATGCCATTCAAAAGTGGAACATTAGCGCATTTACAAGCGGCACATCAAGAAACAACACAAAGTACTTTAGCAGCAATGCAGGGAGCAGTTCCATTAGTTGGATTTGGTACTATTTTAGTTGGAGCAAATGTAGCATATAGCGGTTCAAATTGGACAGTTACTGCAGGTGCAGTTTATATAAATGGAGAAATATTTCTAACTGATGCTGCAAGTGGAATATTAACAGGCACAAATGTTATTGTTGGCACAATTACAACTACATACGTAACTGCTGCTAATTATGACCCATCATTGTTTTCAGATGGAACATCAAATAATGTGCATGAAGTTAGAAAAATAGTATGGTCAAGTGGTCCAAGTGGAAGCAGTTCTGTTAATTATAGTTTTATTGAAAATTTAAGACTTGGTAGAAAAGTTGTTTTTCCTTATGATGCTGCTTATCTAACTGCTTTGGCAGGCACATTTACAATTGCAAGTAGTGCAGATTGGAATGTAAAATATACAGTATTAACTGGTGCTATGATGATGATTAATTTTAATATCAAAAACGCTTCAAATTCAGCATCAACACCATATTTAGCAATACAAATGCCATACAAATCTTATGAAGATTATGATGGTGTTGGAACTTATACAACAACAGGTAGCACTGGAGCAATGCGCATTCTTATACAAGCAAACGATAATTTAATGTATTTGTACCCACAACCATTAATTAATTGGCCGATAAATACAGGTGGGACATTAGCAGTAAGAGGTCAAGTAATGTTATCTGTTATAAGCACATTCTAAAACCTATTCTTGCCATAATGCTCGGACAATATTTCTTTGAGCAAATAAGATTCTTTGGTGCCAGTCCTTTCGACTTCATCAAAGAATTTCTTTTTTAATTCGCCTGTTAAGTGAGCAGTTACGCGAGCTTTCGCGGCTTGTTTCTTTTCTGCTATATCGTTTTTGGGATTCGCCATTTCAAATATTAGTTACTAAACATCACAAAATTAGTAACTTATTTGAATTGAAGTGCAAATATGTAACCATTTTTGTACAATGAAAATCACGAACATATCAAACGAGGTTGCCACAATGCTTATCTATAAGCATATTGGTAATATAGATGGTATGGATAATGGCATCAACGGTGCTTTTATTGCGGAGGATATTCAAATGCTTAACGATAATTATTCGGATCAAGTTAAGTGCATCAACATACGCATTAATTCGATTGGTGGAAGTGTTGCTGATGGGCTTTCAATTGTTAGTGCAATACTTAACAGTGCTATACCTGTAAACACTTATATTGATGGCATGGCTTATTCAATGGCTGGTGTTATTGCTATTTGTGGCCAAAAGAAATACATGGCAGATTATGGCACATTTATGATGCACAACGCAAACGGTGGTAGTGATGAAGAAGTGTTGAATTTAATCACAAACAGTTTAGCAAAGATATTCGAACGCAATACTAATTTGACATTAGACAAGTGCAAAGATTTAATGGCTAAAGAAACGTGGATGACTGCCGATGAATGTATGAATTTAGGCATTGTTGATGAAATCATAGAAACAAAAAAAATGAAGCCTGCAATGAACGCAACTGTGCGCGAACTGCATGCTATTTACAATAAAGTAATAATTAAAACAGAAACCAAAATGAATAAATTAACTGATTTATTAAAGCTATCTAACGAGGCAAGTGAAGAATCAATCATTGAAGCGGTTAACGCTAAAGATGCACGCATTGCTGAATTAGAAGCAAGTATTGAAACAGCAACTGCTGAATTGAACGCGTTGAAAGATGCTAACGATGCAACTATACAAGCAGCGAAAGTTGAACTTATTGAAAACGCAATAAAAGATGGTAAAATTGCTGATGCAAGTAAAGAAATTTACTTAACTTCTAACAAATCTAACGAAGAGTTGAAAGATGTGTTTAGCAAGTTAACACCTGCATACACACCGATCTTTGAAAACAAAGCTAACGTGCCAGCAGCAGTTGCAGGTCGTGAGTCTTGGACATTCAACGATTGGTCAAAGAATGACCCAAAAGGTTTAGCAGAAATGAGAGCAAACGATGCAGCAAGTTTTGAAGCATTAATCAGCAAGTTGCCAAGTAATTTGAGCAACAACTACAACCCTGCAACCGATAAAAAGTTTTAATTATGGAAGCAATTTGGAACGCAAACCCAACTGTTAATATGCTATATTGTTTTGAGGATGGCAATTGCTTTATTAAACATACAGAGGCAGCAAGTTACGCGCAGTCAAACAATATGCATTACATCGTTAAGGTAAGAGAAACAGAAGACAATCAAATAGAAAACAAACCAATAAAAACAAATAAAAAATAATGGCAACAATCAACAACCCATTTGGCGCAGCAGGCACGTTAACGATTGCTGCCACAGGCACTACTGCCGCAACAATTAGCAACAACGAAACCGTTGTTTCATCGTTAACTACCTTAACTGGTAACGCAACACTTGACTTAACGCTTTCAAGCGAATTAAAAGCGGGTGCAGCATTACATATTAAAGTAAAAACAACCGCAACAGAAACCTTTACTTTTGGTACAGGCATTGATGCTCCAACAGTTACAGGAGTAGCTGGTAAAACATGGTGTCAATCATTTTGGTATGATGGAACTATTTTCTTACCATCTGGCGCAAAAATTCAAATAGATTAATTATAAACTTAAAAATAACAAAATAAAATGGCATTAATAAAAGAAATTTGGGTACAAGATGTACAAGAAGCGTTAAACAGAAACGCTGACTTCTTACCTTACTCCGTAGATCATTCAGCGTATATCGCTTTTGGAACAGTACACGTTCCTCAATCAGGTTCAAACCCAACTGTGGTTAAGAATCCTGCAACTTTCCCTCTTTCAATTAACGAAAGAACAGATACTGACCGCACTTATTCATTAAATCAATTTGCTTTAGAGCCTGTATTGATTACTAACTTAGATGAATTGCAAATCAGTTATGACAAGCGTCAAAGCGTTTTAGGTCAACAAATCAGCACACTTACACAACGTATTGGTGATGAAGTTGCTATCTCTTGGTCTGCAACAGGTGCTGCTAACATCGTTAGCACAACAGGTTCAGCAGTTGCTACATCATTAGCACCGGGTGCAACAGGTACACGTAAAGCGGTTACACTTGCTGACATTGCTTCATTAGCAAACAAGTTAGACAAAGACAATGTGCCAAGACAAAATCGTAAGTTGTTAATGTCAACTGATATGTTTTGGGAGTTATTCCAAATCAGTGATGTAATCAGAGCATCTTACAACGGTTTCCAAAACCAACCAAACGTATTAGCAAACGGTATCGTTGCAATGCTTTACGGATTTGAAATTATGATGCGCCCAGTGGTATCAGTTTACGCTAATTCAGCAACAAGCCCAAAAGCTTTCGGTGCTGCAACTGCAACAACTGACAACCTTGCTTGTATCGCATTCCATTCAACAACTGTTGCACGTGCATTAGGTAGCATGACACCTTTGTATGATAGTGGTTCAAACGGTAACGGTAAGCCTGAATATTTAGGTTCAATCTTCAACATGGAAGTAATGTTAGGTTCTGCGATTTTGCGTGCTGACATGAAAGGTGTTGCTGCTTTGGTTCAAACTTGGGTATCTTAATAAAACAACAATTATAAACTAAAGAGGCCTACCCGCTATAATGTAGGTAGGCCTTTTTTAATACTAAAAAATAAATGGCATTACCAAATATAAACTTTGTCAAAAGTACAAGCGGTTTAGGTAGAGCATTGCCCGGAACAGATTACATTTCGGGTTATGCACATTACTATCCAAGTGGTGGCACATTACCAACTGGCTTCACTTCAAGTGACAGAATCAAAAAAATATTTTCAGTAGCAGATGCTGAAAATTTAGGAATTACTAATACATCATTAGGGGCAACTGCTTCTACTGCAACTGATACAATTACAACTAAATTTACTGCTGGCGATACTTTTAAAATTACTTGCAATACAATAGATGGAGTAAGAGCAGGAGTGCCAATTACTTTGTGCAATTTTACTGCTGTAACTGCTGATGCTGTAAGTATTACTACAAGCGCGGATAGAATAAGTTTAGAAATAAACGCGGGAACACAAACACATGGTTTTACCGCTTCAAATGCAGTTGGTGTTGTTACTATTGTAGCACCAAAAAATCAAGGTATATTTTTAAACACAGGCACACCTTATGTTGTTACAAAAACAGGTGCAGTTGCTCACACATTAGTTCAAAATGTTGTGGTAGGTGTTGCATCATGGATTGATACATTACATTACCACATTAGCGAATATTTTAGAATACAACCTAAAGGCGAGTTGTATGTTGGTTTGTACGAAGAAGAAGCAAGCACATACACATTTGCTGCATTAACATTGATGCAAAATTATGCAGTAGGTGCTATAAAGCAAATGGCAGTGTTTGAAAAAAACGTAGCGTTTACAGCAGCACAATGCGCAGCATTGCAAGCTATTGCAACGGCAAACGAAGCAGTTTACAAGCCAATGCAAATCATGTTAAACGCTGAAATCAGTGCAACTGCAAGTGTGGCATCATTAGTTGATTTGTCAACCTCAACTGCTCCAAATGTAAGCGTATGTATTGCACAAGATGGCGCAAACGATGGCGATTACATCTACAAAGCAACTGGCAAATCAGTTGGTTCAATTGGTGCAATGTTAGGCGCGGTATCTTTAGCAGTTGTAAGCGAATCAATCGGATGGGTAAGTAAGTTTAATATGGCATTAGGTAGCGAATTAGACACTATCGCATTCAGCAACGGTCAATTATATACTGCGCTTGCTGATAGTCAATTTGAGAGCCTAAATAACGAAGCATATATTTTCTTACGCAAGTTAACAGGAATCACAGGATCTTATTGGAGTGATAGCAAAACAACTGTTACACCTACAAGCGATTATTCTACAATCGAAAACAATCGTGTTTACCAAAAAATTACACGTGTTGTTAGAGCAAATATGTTACCTGCATTAAGTTCACCATTGAGAGTGAATGCAGATGGCACACTAACCGCAGGCACAATCGGTTACTTTGAAACATTAGCAAACAATCCATTAGTTCAAATGGAAGCCGATGGCGAATTATCAGCACATAAAGTTATTATTAATCCAGCCCAAGATGTTTTAGCTACTTCTACACTTGAATTGACATTGCAAAATGTTCCTTTAGGTGTTGCAAGAATCATTAAAATAAACGTAGGCTTCGTAAAATCAGTATAAAACATGGCAGCAAATGGACTACCGTTAATTAACGGCAAAGCGTATGAGTTCGCAGATATTACTTGCATCATACTTGGAACACCAATCATAGGTGTAACCGCAATCGAATATGGCGAAGAGGATGCAACCGAAAACATCTACGCAACAGGTCGTTATCCTGTTGCACGTGGCTACGGTCAAATCACACCATCGGCAAAGGTTACAATATTAATGAATGAGGTAATGAACATTGTATCGGCCGCACCAAATGGCAGAATCCAAGACATACCAGAGTTTGACATTGTTGTAACATTTACAGATGCTAATTTGATTCCTGTTGTTCATAAGATTCGCAATTGCAGATTTATGAAAAACATGATTGCTTCAGCAACTGGAGATACATCAATTCCGATGGAATTAGATTTAGTTGTTTCACATATCGAATTTGTTTAGTAAATTTGTCGAAACCAAATCAAAAAACAAATGAATAATATTGAAGAATTAAAATCAAAGTATGCGGGTGTTGAAATATACACATTAACTGTATTAAACAGACAAGGCGCACCTATTACAATTCACTTGCGTGAAATGGATAGGATTGCTTACAAAACCGTTAGCGCGTTAATTGCTAAAGATGAATTGATGGGTGTAGAATCGTTTTTAAGAACACTTTGTGTTGATGGCGATGTAAATGCTATTATCAGTGATTTTAAAGCGTTACGTAGCGCAGCACGTACAATTTTGCCGATGTTAGAAACCGAAGCGGGTGAACTAAAAAAAAATTAGATTCGGCAAAGAAGTTATTTGAAACGGATGAGTTTGCGCGTCAAAATGCACTCATCCGTTTTTATTATCAACAAGACCCAAACCAAATGAATGATGAACAATGGGCAGAAGCTATTGAAAGCATTATGTGGGTGTTAAAATTTAACGGTACAATTCAAGACAAGAAGTAATGGCAAATAATAGTGTTGAATACATATTATCCTTAAAAGATAAGTTTAGCAGTGGCATTAAAAGTGCTACAAGTGAAACTGAAAAACTAAACGGTTCAATGGGTATGGCTCAAAAGTCAGCACTTGGGCTTGGTTATGCTATTGCTGCTATTGGAGGCGGTTTAATTGTGCGTGAAATAGTAAACGTAACGGCCGCAATGGAGGGCTTGCAAAATCAATTAAACTTTGCAAGTGGTTCGGCTGAACAAGGCGCAAGAGATTTTCAATATTTGCGTAAGACATCCGAAGAGATGGGTTTGGATTTATTAAGCGCAACAAATGGTTTTGTTGGATTAGCAGCATCATTTAAGGGCACATCAATAGAGGGGCAAGCAGTAAGAGATGTGTTTGAGGGCATGGCAATGGCTTCAACCGTAAATCACATGAGCGCACAACAAACCGCGCAAGCATTTAAAGCTTTGTCAGATATGGCAGGCAAAGGTGTTGTTTCAATGGAAGAATTAAGAGGTCAATTAGGTGATGCAGGTTTAAAGGGTGCTTTTAAAATTGCTGCTGATGCAATGCAAATGACAACAAAAGATTTAAATAAGTTTGTTTCAGATGGTAAATTAATGGCAGAAGATTTTATTCCAAAGTTTGCAGCACAACTTAAAAAAGAATTTGTAGGTGGTATGGATGCAGCAGGTGAAAGTTTAACATCACAATTAAACCGAATGAATAATGCATTTTTAGAAATTAAGTTAACACTTGGTGAATTATTAATGCCAGTTATACTTACTGTTATTGATGCAATTAGTTCATTTACAAATTTTGTTAGAGAACATGCAGTTGCTATATCGTTTTTAGTTGGCTCATTTACTGCACTTGCAGGTGCTATATTTATTTATAATTCTTATATGAAAATAGCAGCGATTTATTCAGGTGCTAAATTTATTTATGGTTTATGGTCATTTGCAGCGGCATTAGAAGGACTAACAGTTGCACAATGGTTATTAAACACTGCAACTGCATTCTTTGCTGGATTAAGTGGTGTCGGTTTGTTTGCGGTAGCGGCAGCAGGTGTAGCAGCATTGGCAACTGGTATTTATGCAGCAAAATATGCTTATGATAAATTAAATAAATCAGTAGAAAGCGGTGTTGGTGTAGGTAGTGCTGCAAGCGCAATGAATCCAATGAAAACGGCAAGCGCAGGCGCACCAACATCAGCAACATTACCTAAAGCTAAAGGTGGCACAGGTACAAACGTAGTTGAAAGTAGAGGTGTGCAAAACTTTAACATATCAATAAAAGAATTTGGCGCGGTTACACTTAACACAACAAACATAAAAGAGGGTGCAAATCAAATTAAAGAACAAGTAGCACAGGCATTGATTGAGGCGGTTAATGATTTCCAACTAATGGCAACAAAATAAAGATATGAGTTTACAATTTATAATACCGACACCAGCGCAGAAGCAAAATGTAAGAACACTATCAAAGGGCTTTGGGCTTCCAATAGTGCAACGTGCTTTAATAGCTGCGAATAACTTTAACATTAAAACAGATAAGCCCGATGGAACTTCATTTTTAGGCACACCGATGTATGGCACATTATTTATTGAAATGCCTGAATATACTACTTATGAATATAATGATTTAACAAACGAATACGTTGAAACACCAAACTTTTTAGCAAGTAATAAAGTAAATGGAGAAACACAAGGTTTATTTCTTAACGGTGTTATCATTGATGCAACGGTAAACAAAACAATCGTTAAAACAGAGGTGATTGATTTGAAAGGCACAGTTAAAGAATACATGGGCGAAAGTGATTTAACGATAACCATTCGCGGTTATGTGGCATCACAAAATCCTGATGAATACCCCGATGACGATGCGAGATTGATTAAATCGTATTCAAGTGCGCCAGTATCGCTAAAGGTTACAAGTGACTTTTTAAACAACATACTTGGTGTTAGTCAAATAGTAATTGAAAGTTGCCAATTATCGCAGCAACAAGGACTTCGCAATGTGCAATATTTTCAGTTAAATTGTGTGAGCGATATAGATTATACAATTTCTAAAACGACTAAAGATGTTTAGAATCGTTTGCCGCGTAATAATAGAGCAACAAGGCGATGGGCGAAATGATACGTTTACATTCGCATCTGTTAGCAAAGTTAGTGTTTCGAGGTCGTACGATAAGCAAACACAAACGGCATCGGTAACATTGCCACGTAATGTCAACTACAATAAAAAAAACATTTACGAGGGCGCAAATGCTTTGATGCGCAGAGGCGATAAGATTAAAATTATTGCTGCATATTTTCCAAACGAAACAGTAATATTCACAGGCTATATTTCAAAGATAAACAACAACGTGCCTGTTGAACTATTGTGCGAGGATGAAATGTTTTTATTGAAGCAAGCTATATCGCCAAACCTATCGTTTCCAAGTGTTGATTTAAACACGTTTATTGGTAAGATGCTAACTAACATTAACGTGCCATACAAAGTTGATTTAACCGCACAATTAGGTAAGATAAAACTGCAAGAAGCAAGTGTTGGTAAAGTGTTGCAAGTTTTACGCGATCAATATGGTTTGTATTCGTTTTTTAAAAACGGTGTGCTTCGTGTTGGATTACCATTTTATAAAGAGGAAGCAATGAAAGCGGTTTTCTTATTTGAGAAAATGATTAAAGAGGGAATGAGTTTAACTTATCTTAAAAAGGATGACGTTAAGGTGCAAATCAAAGGCATACTAATTAAAAACAATCAGCGCGAAGAATTTATATACGGTGACCCATCGGGTGACATTCGCACTGTGTTTCAGTTAGGTGGCACAAAAGCCGATTTAGATGCAAAGTGTAATTCATTTTTAGAGCAAGCAAACTACACTGGTTATTATGGAAGCTTTAAAACTTTTTTAGAACCATTAGTTGTTCCGGGGGATTATGCAGTTGTTGATAGTTGGAAATACCCAGAGCGCAAAGGTAAATACTTAATTAAATCAGTTACAACAGAGGTAAGTGTTACCGATGGCGGTAAGCAAACAATTGAATTAGAACGTAAAATAGCATGAGTAAAGAGGTAACCGATATAAGACAGGCAATACAAGCATTAAGTGGCTTTGGTGATCTGCAATACGAGGGTGTGGTGTGCAATGTGAGCGACATTGATTTGGCTACGTTCACTTGCACTTGCACCCCGATAGATGGCAGTGCGGAGTTTTACGATGTGTTGCTAAATGCCGATGCTGATAAGGGTTTTACTTTGATACCTGCAAATGGTAGCATTGTAATAGTGCAACAAACATCGCAGGCAAATGCTTATGTGACAATGGTAAGCAAGGTTGACCAAGTTTATTTGGCTGGCGATGCGAATGGAGGGTTGGTTAAGGTGCAAGTGTTGAACGCTGCATTGAATAACTTACAAACCGAAATTAATACGTTGAAAATAGCAATAACGGCACTTATGGCAGGTTATGCTCCTATTGATGGAGGTGTGGCATTATCAACATTTACTGCACTTGTATTACCACAAATAAACATTTCACAAATCGAAAACACAACTGTAAAACATGGCAACGGCTAAAGATTTTCTGCAAAATAGCGATGGGGATGCGCTAATAGTTAACAACGATTTTGTTATTGGTGCCAGTGATGAAGACCATATTGTTGACATTATTAATTCAGCGCAAGGCGATTGGAAAGAGTATATACTTTGCGGTGTTGGTATTGATAATTACTTAAATAGCAGTGGCGCACAATTGCAATTAAAAAAACAAATATTATTACAATTAGCGCAGGATGGGTTCAGCTCAATAACCGTTAACTTTAGCGATAATAATAGTTCAAACTTTGATGTCGATGCAATACGTAGTTAAGGCAGGGCAAGGTATTTATGATGTTGCGATACAACTGTATGGCGATGCACAATATTCGGTTAAGTTATGCACTGATAATGATTTGACAATAACCGATTCAATAGAGGGCCTTACATTGACTTATGATGACACAATAAGGCGCAATGTTGTTTCGGCTGCGATAAAGCAACAGAACACACCACAACAGCCCGACAATAGTTATTTTATTAAACAAACACAATCGGTTTATGATTTGGCTTTGCAGTTTGGTTATGGTCTTAATCGCGTGGCCGAATTTTGTCAACTGACCGGGTTAGATATTACATCAACTTCTGTTGGTGGTAGTGAAATACAAGTTACTAAAATACCTAATAACATTCCATTTAACACTATATTTGCAACGCAATCCGAAAGCGAAGCGGCAGTAATTCCTTACTTTATTTTATTAGAGGATGGCTTTTATTTGTTGCAAGAAGATGGATCTAAAATAATATTATAATGGCAGATTTAAAAATAAGTGCATTAACAAGTGCTGGTGCATTAGCAGGCACAGAACCATTGCCGATAGTGCAAGGTGGTACAACTAAAAAAACAACGGTTCAGGATATTGCTAATTTGGCAAGTAGTGGCATACCTAAAGCAACTGCTGCGGGAACAGATACCTACACTTCAACAATAACAGGTGTTGCAAGTTATACCGATGGGGATGCTTACTTAATAAGATTTACAAATGGTAATACAACAGCGGCAACACTTAACATAAATTCATTAGGTGCTAAAACATTATACAGAAACAACGATGGCGCTATAATCGGTGGTGACATTTGGGATGGTGGCGAAATGCTATGTGTTTACAATTCAACATTAAACGGTTTCCAATGTATCGGAACTTCTCCAAATAGCATCTTTGCTTACGTTACTAACGATGATAGTGTAACTATTACAAAGGGTCAAGTGGTATATGCTTTTAGTGGCATTGGCGATAGGATGACAGTTAAGTTAGCAAACAATACTGGAGATGCAACATCAGCAAGAACTGTTGGTGTTGTGTTTTCAACAAGCATTGCAGCAAATCAAAAGGGCATTATTATATTACAAGGTTTACTTGATGGGTTAAGTACATTAAAGCCATCAGTTGGTAGTTGGGCAGATGGAGATATTGTTTACTTGTCAAATACAGCAGGAGCTATAACAAGAACAAAACAATATGCACCTAATCACTTGGTTTACATTGGCATAGTAACAACTGCAAGTAATGGTACATCTGGCAGAATGTATGTTAAAATACAAAATGGTTATGAATTAGATGAACTACATAACGTGCAAGCACAAAGTCCATCATTAAAGGATACGTTATGGTATGACAACGCAGTAAGTCCAGCACAATGGAAAACTGCATCAATATCAACTATATTGGGTTATACACCTATATCAGCATCATCAACTGACACACTAACCAACAAGCGCATAACTGCAAGAACAGGCACAGTAGCAAGTTCACCAACACCAACGATAAACACAGACAATGTTGATTTCTATTCATTAACTGCACAAGCAGCCGACATAACATCATTTACAACTAATTTAAGTGGAACACCAACAGATGGGCAAACATTGTGGATTGCCATTACGGGAACAGCAGCAAGGGCAATAACTTGGGGTGCAAGTTTTGAAGCTTCAACAATTGCTTTACCTACAACAACGGTAACAACTGCAAGGTTAGATGTAGCATTTATTTGGAATAGTATAACAAGCAAGTGGAGGTGCGTGGGTGTAGCATAATGGGACTACCATCATTTATAACACCTATAATGGGTAAGTCACAACCTTTACTATTACTTGATGCAGTAACAACCGCAACTGGTGCATGGTCATTAAGAAAGTTAAGGGCTGCTTATACTGGAAATTGTATAAGAGTAAGAAGGTCATCTGATAACACAGAGCAAGACATAGGTTTTGTAAATAATGTATTAGATTCATCAAGTCTGACAACATTTGTAGGAGCAAACAATGGATTTGTTGTAACTTGGTATGACCAGAGTGGGGTAGGCAGAAATCTAACACAAACAACTGCAACCGCACAACCTTTGATTGTAAGCAGCGGAACAATAGTAACCGAGGGTACAAAATCAGCGGTTAGTTTTAATGGCACAACACAATTTATGAATGTAGCTGCCACATTGCCTACATATCCATTATTAACAACATCTCATTCGTTGCATCTTGTTGGTAAATCAACATCAACTGGAGGTGCAAGTGCAGGATTTATAAATTATAGGTCAACAACACCAATAGATAGACCTGAATTAAGGTATGGAAGAAATGCAGGTTTAGATATTACTTTGTATTGGAACGCAGGTTATACTGTTAATGCAAGTGGAAGTTTTACTACATATAGTTTACATTCTTCTTATTACACACCTGTTAGCGGTGTGACAGTTAATTGTTATAGAAATGGAGGTAGTATATTAAGTGGAAGTAGAACAGATAATTGGAGTTCATCATTAACACCAACATTTCAAATTGGATATTATTCTGTTGCACTTGCTTACAGAGGCGGTGTAATGCAAGAAATGATAGTTTGGAATACAGATAAGACAAGCAATAGGACAACAATAGATAGTAATGTCAATTCATTTTACGCAATATGGTAGGGTATAAATACAACACAGAACAAGAAGCAATAGATGCAGTTGCATTATGTAACAAATACTATGGCATACCAGTGTCAGAAGATTCAGTTACCAAAACTTTTACGGATTATTTTTATAACGAAAGCATAGGTTATTACATAATTTATTCAGAAGAATTAAAGGTAGTATTAGGAAATCCACAAGAAATAATAATTATATTAAGTAAATTATGATTCATCCAAATAACCCCGACAATAGCATATTAGTCATCATTACATCGGTCATCATTCAAGCAGGGGTATGGACTTCGGACTGGTTCGGTAATATGAATTTAGTCGGCATCTATGACACTATTTATGACTTCGCTAAACTTGGTGCATTAGTAGTTTCAATGTGGGCATCTTATAGGGTTGCCAAGAAAAACAAGAATGACTAATCAAGAAATAGTCGCAGTTAAACCATTGATATTAGTCTTGATTATTTTGTTAGTTTATCTTATTGCAATGCTATACCAATACCGAGAAATAGCCAAGAATGTGGGTAGGTTATTCAAGGGCGGTGTTGTTGCGTTGTTAGTTACGCTGGGCATCATAGATGACAAATAACAAAGCCCTCACATTTCTGCAAGGGCTTCGACCTAATAACTTAACTAACATTGAACAGGGCAAAGATAGTAAAAATTATTAAAGCACCAAACTCCATTGTTCAGCCATAGCTTTTGCTATACCGGGAAAGGTCTTTGAGCGCAATCTGCTTCTCATTGCTCCATCTGCACCGTGCTTTCTAAATGCTTCTGCATACCAAAGTGGTTGTCTTTTTTTTACTCCCTTTTTATCAATCCATTCAAAAAACTCTCCTTTATCTTTTGTATGGGTTATTACATCATCGAACAAATTAGGCTCTGAATTATGATAAAGCAAAGGTAAATTTTTAAGCCACAAACAAGTTGACTTTTGAAATGGGTCACCAAAAAAATAAGGCTGAATTATCTGGTCCGGTGTTCTATAATTTTTGCTCATTATTCCTATAGGATTTTCAACTGCAATCTTTTCAATTGGCGCATTTATCATTGCCATAAAAAAATCAATTCCTTCTTGTTGCCTACCATCTGCTATCTTTTTTGCAAAGTGAGGCGCACCACTAATTGCCAAATGAGTACAAGGTGGAAATGCTATCATTAAATCCCAACCTAAATTCATAACTTCAAATATATCTTGTTGGTAGTGCCATTCTGGATGACCTCCGCTGCATTCTTGAATGTCACAACTAAACGCTTCGTGTCCTAACTTTCTAAACTCTATGCAAACTGCTTGACTTTCCTCACAAGCTATTAATATTCTTGCCATATTTTTTAAATTAAAAAACCTCAACAATAGCGAGTAGGAGGTCGCTAAAGTCAAGGCTTCTGTTAAAATTTCTTTCGTTGCTCCTACACAACGAGGCAAAGATAGTAATTTATTTCAATCCCACAACAAGCCACAGAATAAACATTGCCCCACCAACACACCACGCTGCTATTTTACCTTTGCGTTGTTGCTTCGTTTCTTGTTTACTTATCACTAACAGAGTGCTATCCGTTACATTCTCCGCCTTGTAATTAACTATTAAACTATCCTTAATAGTTGAAACATCAACACAACTTTGAAATGCAGTAAATAACGCTGCATAACTTGAATCTTTAACATTGATTATCTCATCACACAACACAAACACTGTGTCACACTCTTTTGGTAGCGTATTACGTAGTTTCTTCATCAAAGCTATGTTAGTATTCGTTAATGATAATTCACGTTGTCTAATCGAATCTTTTGCGTTATTGGCAACTTGCAGTCTTCGGGTAGCTGCTTCCAGTTGGTTGAGCAATATTGCTTGTTCTATACCGAATTGTTTTTTCATCATTTCCGCTTCTAATTTGTAATCAAATGGGATTACTTTCGGTTTCTCTTTGGCGCAATGGTTAAGACCGATTACTAACAATAGGCAAAGGACTGCGAATGTTATAAGTTGGTGGTGTGGTTTCATATTGTTATTGTTTATACCATTTATTAAGCCAATCAATAAACGCTTCTGGTGTATTGACATCAACTTTAGTCTTATCTTTAAGCGTTAGAATTTTATCTACATTTTCATAAAGCCACCATTGCACATCATCAATAGCCTTTTCAAAGTCATTTTCATTTTCGGTAAACATTAGCGCAATGCTTTCTTCAAGCAAATTAATACCGTTTTCATAATCAATTAAATCTATACCCAAAGCCTTTAACTTATGGTGTGTTTGCTGAATTTCTTTAATTCGTTTAAGTGTTTTTACTGCAAATTCTTTTTTTATATTATTGGGTTCAAATAGTTTGTTTTCAATGGCATTCATAGCCTTGTAATCTCTTTCATCCATATTGTTATTTTTAGCATCCATCCCCATCAATAACCGCAGTTCTTGTTGGTGTTTCGGTTGTGAATTTTGTTAAGAATTTTGTATTAATCAGCAAGAATGTCGCAGCCAAGCCACCCCAAAACGCTTGCTTCAGAGTAATTAATCCTTGCGTTTCTGCGAGTGCTAAACTTGTTTGAATAAATGGTAGCAAAACGTAAATTAAATAGTCTGCAATCTTTTTTAACTGCTTGTTGTCGGGGCTTCTGTATTTCTGTTTTAGATTCATATTTTTTGTTGTTAAGAATAAAGAGATACTTCAATAACATCCCATCCATTTTTATTTGCTTCTTTTTTTACTTTTAATATTTCATCTTCTTCCCATATTTCTGCCCAGTTTGACTTTTTGTATTTACGCAAATCATAACCTGCAAAAATTTCTTGACTTCCAGTAAAAGAACGCTGTTCCATTCTTCCACTCCAATCTTTTACAATAGCAAATATTCCAGGCTTTTTTTCAAATCCAAACTTTTTATTAGCTTGTCTTTTAGCCGAAATAATATCAGTTCCTTTGCTTACAACAAATTTTATGTAGGCTTGTTTTCTCTTACCAATTGGTAAGTTTTCATCGTTAAAATCAATGTATTTCATCATATCAATTAATTATTGTCCATTCAAATTTACCCTTTAAATTCCATTCGACCAAAGGCATAATCAAATCATTTTTATCTTTCCTGCGAAAATAAACGTGGTCAATCTTGCGACCACCGATAACAATGAAATCTATTTTGACAAAGGTTATAACCTCCTTGCCATTAGTGTAGCGTGTTCCTCTTGTCATATTATTGTCATTTTCCAGTTAGTAAGTTCGTAGTGAGGTTGGTCTGAAAAGTTCTTAAAGTTACCACCCCAAGTCAACTTATTAGATACCGATTGCAATAACTCCCAAAACTCTTTGAAATGCTTTGCGGAGTAATCAAGTTCACGTTTACCAACCTTGACAAATGCTATGTCGAATGCTCTTGATGGGTAATAGTTATGCGCTGACTGGCCTGCTCTGGCATTAGTTACTTTCGGTCTTTTACGATAATAAGCCTCCTGCATTGCATTGTTACGATAAGTGCAAACAATGATTACGTGAACATCATTGTGTATAGCGTTAAACTGCGCTTCTGCTTTCTTGTAAGCGTGGGCGAGTGTAGGGTGTAGGTCGATTAATAAACGACTTTCATAAGGTTTTGTTTCATCTTTGGGTTTCATAGGTTGTCTTGTTTTTAAATTTTTCGTTGTAGTAATGTTCTGCTGTTAAATATCTATCGTCATCTAAATAATCATTTGTAAATTTTATTATCTGCTCCTTTTCCATTGCTTTGGCTTGGTGAACAATATCCCTAATCATATCCCATTTGTCCAGTGGAATAAAATCTATCTTTTCGTTAAGTTGCTTAACCAACCATTCAACTGCTGTGACTTGTTTCATATTATTATTTTTTAAATTACAATAGCATTCGTGTATGTCATTAGAGCCATAACACGCACAACTATTTGGTTTCATAGTTTGTTTATTTCTTGTTTAACTTCTTGCCAAAATAACATAGTTGAATAAACTTCCGTTGTAAATGGATTGCTGTGCGGATTTGCGTTAATTATTTCTTGAACTGCAATCAATGCACATTGTTTGGCAAATGGATTAGCAGTTGTTTGTAAATCTCTTATGTTAAGAGCATCTGTATATTTACAGTATAACTCCTTTGCTTTTAATTTTGCTTCCATTAGTCTTGTTTATTAAAATTTTGTTCATAATACTCCTGCGCATTGTACTGTTTCGGCATTATAGCCCTTGAATAGCCAACGTGGTAGCCATTTATAATGTTTTGCTTTTCGATTTCTTTCGCTAACTTTAGCAACTCTTTTGGAATGGCTAACTCATTCGCTAACCAGTCAACTGCGCTTATTTGTTTTGTGGGCATCGTGTTTTTAAATTGTTTATACTCTTTACTTGTATGGCAACTATTGAATAGCAACCACATTACAATCATTAAGACACGCATAGGTTTATTATCTCAATATCAATAGGCACTTCTATACCCTCCACACCATCTTTCTCTGCGTAACTATACAACTGATACCCAATAGGAAATGAAAACTTTGGTGCTACTCTAAAAGCATAACCATTGTTAGCTTTGCATTCGATGTAATAACCCCAACTTAAAGCGCACTTCACAAGTTCACCGATTTGGTATCTACCTA